GCCATCTCGGAAACGACCCTGACCAACATCATATTAACCATGTCGTCCATCATTGCCGTGTCGCCAGACTTAATAATCTGCCGCGCTATACCAGATTCTTGAGGTCCCATCTCACCGCGGCTTAAAGCATGCGTGGAGAATTTAGAGTCCATCTGGCTTCGGTTAGATTGAAGATCATCGAAGAGAATCGGCGAAGGGGGGGAGGATTGCACGGTTGCGAATGCCTTTCTCACATCGTCAAGACCTTCTCCTTCGATCCAAACGTGCTCGCCAGGGTCTTGAGAAATTTTGCGAGACTCTTCTTTAGTGATGTAATTCCCGTTGAAGACTTTCTTGGGGACGGCGTTATCGGCGATTTCCGTGATTTGACGGCCACGTTTATTAACATTTCTCTGCAAAGGTATTCCCTGTTCGAAAGCGGATGTGTCGTCTATGGGGGAATTGCCAAGATTCTGATAACTGAAGAAGATGTAAGGTTTGCGCGGGCGGTCAAAGAAGTTTTTGAATTCTTTTGTCACTACTGGCGCGCCAAACTCGTCAACTTCAGAGGTAATTTTCTCGACTCCTTCCCAGTCATAATAAGGAGTCTTGGATTTTCCGAGAATCAGATCCTTGTATTTCCAGCAGACGCCTTCTTGTCTGTCCCCCTTTTTGTCAAAGTAGGTAAAGTGAACTTCCAGGTAATTCATCTTAGAGGCTAACTGTAGGTAGGTCCCTGTGATAATTCCTAGGTGTTTTTTAAGTTCATCTTTCTTATCTGGGAATTGCGTCAGGACCATACCGACCGGTCTCTCGATCCATTCGTAAATCGTCTCCATATTATCTGCGGTGTATCCATCCTCAGGAATGGTCGCGCTGTGATCGAAACTGATTCTCTTGGGGTTTACTTTTTCAAAAACAAACTCTCCGTTCTCTCCGATACTCTCATCCCACCTGATTTTGATAACTCCGATTAAGAAAAGGTGGTTGTCTCTCGTCCCGTTTCTAAGTAATCGTTTAACGCTGTCGTTATTGAGACGAATATCCAAAGCGTGTTCGACGTTCTTTGCCCGTTCTTTAACTTCAGCGTCTTCTTGTGGCGGAATAGCGATTATATCCGGGATTTTAGCTGTCGCAAGCGCACAGCGGGTTTCCAGGTCTTGCCAGAGGATATTATCAACGTAGGGAATCTGCCAACTTTGATCTATTTGGCTCTCATCGATTTGTTTGCCGAGATAATATTCCTCATTTCTTTTGCGGCGATTCGAGAGTTTAAGAGTGCCTTCATAATAGGATTCATCCGCTTTGATTCGTTTATCAATCAGTCTTATAAGTGAAGCGTCATCAATCTCTAGACTTAAAGAAGGATGGATTAAAGACGCTTCCTCTTCGCGAATGTCTGATGGGGTTCTGACTGTTGGTGTGTCCATCACGAGATCCAATATTTAGTTTTACATTTAGCTTTGAAGTACCGGTCTCTATTTAAATTATATTCCTCGGACAAGACATTTACCACCTGCTTGGTGAGGTTATCCATCGTGACTACGTTGTTGCACTGAATTACTTTGGGTCTTTTTTGCAAATGCTTCCCGGCGATAATGAAATGAACATTCGAATAATACTCAAAAACTGTTTTGCCGCAAACGACACAGTGAAACTTTTTTAAGATGTCTTCGCTACTGTCGTCCAGCCAAACGGAGATTCCGAGGTCGCTTTTTTGGAAAACGGCGGGCGTGAGCATGTTTTTAGTATATCACTATTTGTTTTCAGGGTTTTTACCTTTTCTCAAATCACGGTGCTTAAACTCCTCCCAAAAATCAGGGGTGACAATTTTACCTGCTTTGGTGATTCTCGTCCCTGTTCTCGCACTAGTGACTGGTTTAACGGGACCAGACAAGAGTTTGTATTTTTGTTTGATAGTTACCAAACCTAGTGATAAGGAGTCGTAACAATTATGAACGATTATCCCGTTCTCTATATTAAAAGAATGGGTATTTTCTACCTCTAAGTTATAAACTTTATGTATTCCTATTGATCTAACGCTTCTAATTTTCGTTTCTTTTCTTTTAGGTACTCGAAACGATACCAGCAACTGTTCGAACAGTACTTGGCATATCGAGAAGCTGAATAAAATTCTTTTTGGCAAACAATACAACCAGTTAAAAATTGTTTTTTTCTTTTCTTTCGGATTACCCGTAACATTAGTTCTTTGTTGTTTTGCCAATTCTTCTTGTGCCACTCCCTTCCTTCTTTTGATTTGTGCCACAATTTTGCCTTTGGATGCATATTGTGTATCATGTGCCATCTTGACCATTTGATATGTTCTTCCGATCGAGCATGCAATGAAAGATGTTGCCCTTTTAATAATAGTTCTAGGTTTTTTGCTTGATTGTTGTTTCGATTCTCGTCTTTGTGATGTATATTTTTTCCTAGTGGTATTTTTCCAAAATGAAACTCCCAAACTATTCTGTGAAGTCTTACCGAACCTTTGTATTTCTTTGATTGCCTGCTGTAATAATGACCACATTTGTAATAGCGTAGTCCAGCAAATTCTTGGCAAGTTGGTGATATGATAATTACTTTCATAACCACATTGGATCATATCGTTAGATGTAACATCAAGTATACGTTTCCAGCCATTATTAGTAAGTATTAAATGATCTCCACTACATTTAATATTTATATTATTTCCAAATTTTATCTTATAAACCTCTTCTATTCCTGTTTGTCTCACATTGCAAAACTTTTGTAATCTATTTATCGACCATAAATATCCAATTTTACCCACTAAGTCATCAATCCTTTTCTTACCGAAAACAGTGTTGACTAAAGTATCACCAGATAAACAATGATCGTCACCCCTAGTATCCACGTCCTCAACATTCGTCTCGTCATAAACCAATTCAGGTAAAGTTCTGACTAAATTACTGCAACGCTCAAGGATGTAAAGGTTCGGCCGCCCATCACGTGCGTTCGATAAGAATTGATGGGTAACAGCCAATCTGTTTTTGCGCGCGTCCTTAGCCAGCGTGTGCCCTTCTACGACCGTTGTGGAAATACCCTTCTTAAATATAGAAGCTATCGACCGTCCACCCTGGGGTCGGGCAAAACAATCATGAGGCAAGACAATAAACTCGGTCTTTTCGTGATTGGTAAAAATATTAATTTCTTCCGCCCATTCTTCAGGAGTCTTTTGGTTCTGATATAACTCTCGATAGCAAAAGACTCTTTGGATGCCGAATCTATCCTCTGGGGCGATTGCCAGCCACAGAGCACAGCCTGGAGCGTTATATCCCCAGTCGAAGCAGATTATCTTTTTACAGTTATCGAGTGAAATAAAAGGTCTCTCAATAACATGTTCCGCGCGCGAAAACTCGGTAAAGACCTGGCCTATAAATATATCCCAATTTCCTTCCTCCATTGCTCTTCTCATAGCTTCAGGTAAAGAATGAAGTGTCTTCCAGTAGGAAGCCGGTAAAAAAGGATTCTCTTTGGCGAGCGCAGGAATAAACATAAACTTTGTGGGATCTAAGTTCTCATCATCCCCACTAAAGTCCTTACTAATAAATAATTTTTTGACCCAGGCGTGGCCTAAAGACCCTGGGTTTGACGCGGCCATAAAAGGTGAATGGTCAATCCCAGCCCATCTTTTCCTGAATCGTAAATCTTCGAATGTCTGCCGCTTATTTTTGGTCAATTCATCCACTCCAATCGCGGCAAATTCCGCCGAGGCATATTTAGCGGGATCGTCCAGATTCCTAAGAGCAATAAATCCGCCGCCGTACTCTTCGTTTAGTTGAAAAACGAATCCTTCCGTGAGTGAATCTCTGATTTTACCTAACCATTCTGGAAATTCGTGTTGAATTCTAGTAACATGTCTGTCCTTCAAAGCGGGATAATTTTCACAAAATAAGCCGACCCGAATGTTTCTGATTTTCAAAGTGGCGAACCAATACATCAGGAGTTCAACCAAAGCCCAACGCAAAATATAACTCTTTCCCGGCCCAGCTGCGCCGCCGAAGAGCAGATACTCATACTCATACATTAAATCCAAGAACTTAGCTTGAGACGGGAGGGGTTTGATTAGATCTCGGCGCAATCTTATTTTTGTCTGGTCTTTGGTCATTTATATCGAGCACTACCATCGGGGTGATCGTAACAGGAATATCAGTTTTTTCTTTGTACCGTTTATCTTTGACCGAAAGTAGGAAAGCCCAACCTTTCCAGTCCTGTTTTGCATCAGCTAATTCTTCAATTTTATGCTTTGCTTTCTCGATTGCACGAGCGTCAGCAAGTTCAACTGCCCGCAAGAAAGGCAACTTTCTCTTCTTCCAGTACCTGAAAATTCTCTCCGATATCCCTGCCAGCCTACACGCATGGTCGTAGAAGTGACCATTCTGAATATGCCCTAGCACCATTATAACGGGCTCTTTTCTCTTAGTGTATTCTTCTAGTTTTTTGATATCGTTTTCGATGTAAGCTTTAACAGCTTTTTTATCGTATTTCATTTTTAATCTCCGACCATTTTTTATTATCGCTTCTCAAAGGTTCGTCTCCAGTAAATTGGTAGAACCTATTTAAAATCGCATGACAAAATTTCGGATCGAGTTCCATTAAGTTACAACGTCTCTCCATTTGCTCACAAGCCATTAGAGTCGATCCAGACCCTCCAAACACATCCACTACTAAATCATCTCGCTCGGAGTTCTTTTTAATTGCTCGTTCAGCCAATCGGATTGGTCTCTGAGTTGGGTGGATGTAGGTTGAAGTCTGATCACGATGCTCATACCACACATCCAGAAGTTCCTCGAATTCTTTATTGTCTAAATTGAATACATCGCTTGCATTGGCTATCTTTTTATTCGTGAAATGTTTCTTCTT